CGATAAGACTTGGACCAACTGCCCACGGACTGGCTTTGTAGCTCTCCCACCTCACTGGAACCAGTTGCGGCGGACAAACTCTTATTTGCCAATGCACGGGCAGTTTCAATGGTCTGGTAGTCATCAGCCAGGGCGCAGCACGCCAGCTTTACTGCATCTAAGTCTTGGTGCTTTGCGGTTCTTCCCATCGTGGCATAATCCAAAAATCTGCTTGCTCTTAGAGCCAGTCGCGGGAAATTTTCGTACTCAATATTTGTTCCAAGGTATACATTGCAGTAGTAGTCATAATCCGCATATATCATCAGGCATCCCCCTGGAGCACCGCTAAAATATCGGCCTTTCTCATGGAGCTGCTGACACCCTCCACGCCGTTCTCGTCCGCATAATCTAGGAGTTCAGTCTTGGTCATGCCGGAAAAGTCGGGCGCGGAGAGTGAAGCCGTGCTCAACAGCTCATTTAACCCCCCGAGGTCTCGTTGGGCTTTACAGAGGCCACAAACAGGCCGTTGGGGTCAGGCAGGACCGGGATAAACAGGCCGGTGGCCTTCGTCCAGACCGCTACAGGGTCGGGGGTCGCCCACTGGGTAATGGTGATGTACTGATCCGCAGACTTCTCGTTGTACTGGCCGTACTCCGCCTCCTCGGGAGACACGCCCCACAGGCCAACGCCCAACTGCGGCACAGCGGTGAAAGTGATCTTGTCCTCCGGGTAGAAGCGGTGGGTCTTTTCGGTGCCGTCCGCCTGCTGCGTCTTATACCGCAGGTCGTAGGTGGTGATGGTACCAAACCCAAAGAGCTGGGAAAACAGGCCCCGCAACCGCTCGTTGGGAACATAGGTTCCTTGACCAACGGAGCCAAAGATAAGGGTCTGGATACCCTTGTTGGTGGCCAGTTTACGGACCACCTTGTTGGAAGTGATAGCCTCGTTGATGGTGTAACCCATGTCAGCAGCCTTGTCCACGATGGCCTGGAGCTGACCAATAATATCAGCATCAGCAGACAGGTCCAAATCGAAGGCCAGGTTTTCAGCAGGGACACCATAATCAACAGTCATCTTCAGGCGATTCTCGTTGATGTTCATCTTGCCCGTGGAAAGTACATCCATCTTGGCGACTTCGGTTCGCACCTTCACAGCATCCGCCATCAGGCGCATATCGTCAAAGACATAGCGCACGATAGCGTCATCAGCATGAACGCCGGACTCAGACAGCAGGCGCACCCGCTCCGTCTGATTGATCTTGCGCTTGATCAGCAGCTTCTCGACTTCCATCTTATCGAAGGTGGGTCGGGAACCAATCTCCGCCTCGGTATCAAAGGCGTGTACAGTAGCCATCACGGGGAGGGTAGCGCCGTTGGCCAGCCGCAGATACTCAGCTTTAAGGTTTTCAGTTTTCTGGTCGGGGAAAATTCGGTCGCCCAGGTAGGCCGGGCGGGCGACGGACAGGTTCTGGGAAAAATCCAGTCTGTCAGCATCGGAAATCAGAGTTAAAATATCAGCCATTGTCTATACCTCCTTTAGCCGTTCGCAGTTCAAACAGGATACAGCTTCGTGTCCGCAGTCATCTTGACAGACGTTACAGCAAGCCCACCGCTGGTCAGCGCCCAGCCAGTCTGCGTATTGCTGGCCTTGGTCAGCGGATAATCAGTGGACACAGGCGCATAGCTGCCCTCCTGGTACTCGTTGGTATCAACCGGAGGCGTGCCTATTCCATCATTCTTCTCATAGGTCACGGTATAGCCGCGGGACACCTCGGGGGCATCCACAAATACGATGCCGGACGACTTCAGTGGGGTCTCGGCGGCGCTCTGCACGTCCAGCCGCTCCTTCAGCACACGGCCCGCCAGCATCACACTGCCCTCGTGGTCGCCGTGGGTCACATCAACATCGGCAAACACGATGCCGACGGCGCTTGCGTCGTTGGAAGGATAAACCGTACCGGCGGCAACAATCTTATTGCCATACTCGTCCGCAACGCCCATAGAATTGGGAACCTGATAGGTTTTCAGCACAAGGCCAACTTCGCTCTCCAGGAAGTTTGGCCGGAACGTGCCATTTACTCGGTAAAAATGAGACATTCGTTTCACTCCTTAGTCGTATTCTTTGGTGTGTACATTTGGTTGAACTGCTTGGCGTACATAGCGCCTTTGCTCTCATTGGAGGGCGGGCCGCCAGGACCCACAGGCTTGACAAAGATTGGGGCGGGCTTGTCGCTCTGGAATGCCGTCGGGTCACTTTCCTGCTGGGTCTTCAGATACTCTTCAAAGCCGTCCAGAGCGCCGTCCTTTAGGGATAGACGGTTGATGGTCAGGTCAGAGATAAATGCCTTTTCTGCCGCCTTGGAGCTGAACTTCACGCCCTTGTCAGCAATGGCCCGGTGTACAGCGTCCGCATAGTCTCGGTCTGCGATCTGCTTCTGGTACTGCTCGGTCTCTATGGTGTACTTTTTCTTCAATTCTTCTAACTCAGTTTTGATCGTTTCTATCGTTTCCCCAGAATTTGTTTCATACTTTTTGTTTTTCTCCACCTCCGCATCCAATTTTGCTTGCACAGTCGAAAGCGCCTTTGTGACTCGCCTGTCAAACTCCGATTTATAAGTCGGGTCTGCCAGTATTTCGTCAAAAGTCAAGATATCGTCTGCCATATTTACACTCCTTTATTTCCACTGCGTCATTCCCCGCAGCGTTTTACAAAAAAAGAGCCATCTACCCAACAAGTGAGTAAATGGCTCTAATTGCCCTTCTTTTGCGCCAATCCGCAAAAGGCACACATTATTTAGTTAAAGTCTTTTTTTGCTGCCTACCCTGCGATTTAGCGCGTCATCATATTGTTGTTCCGTCCATCCATACAATTCCATGAACGCTTGTTTCCCAATCTCCATCGCCTTGTTGTAGTCTTTGGTGCTAAAGCTTTTTGTGCTGACAAGTTTAATGGATTTTGGGTCAAGGACTGGCTCTCCATCGCTCCCAGTCGATACAACATCTCCAGTTACCGCATACATATGCTTGAACGAATATTTAGGCGATTCCCAAACCGAAACGCCGTCCTCGGCTTCTCCTGTATCGTGGTTTTTTGATGCTCGCATTTTCCCGCTTTTCAGATACTCTATTTCAGCATCGTTATCCGTTCCACGGTAAAACAAACCCTCACGCTTTAATCCAGCCAATCTTAATGTCTCGGCTTCAATAATTCCGTGTAGTTTTGTATTCATATAATTGTTGTAGGAATAATCGTTCAGAACAATGCGTCCGTCTGAAAAAATTGTATTTACGTTTTCATCGGATACATACTTCCCATCAACAAACCCAGAAGTATTAGGGGCCTTAAAGACAACCACTCCATCTGTATCGTTTTCAGGAATTTCTATTTTTTTACCAGCCCTATCGCCAGTCAATGTATACTCATTTGTTGAAGATGCTTGATAGATGCCGCCTTCATCTTTACCGTAAATCCTTTGCGTTTCCCCATCCTTTAATCGAGTTGCTGTTTTTGCAGGATCGGCACTCTTCTTCTCACTTCTCTTTGGCTTTCTGTCATCACCAAACTTGCCGCTTTCCTTCATTGCGTCAGTTAAACTTTGGCCTGTCTTGATAAAAACGCGCCGCCCACTGATTGTCCGCCATACTCCATCTTCTGACGCCATAGATTTCACCTCGTTTTAATTATACTAAACAGCACCTCATTACGCAAGGGTTTCATCTGTTTCTTTGTACTTTATCCGCCTCTTCACTTCCAGGACCATAATGTGGCCTTTGTTCAGCTGTATCTGTGCATCGTTCCCTCGCTTAAGAATCTCGTTGATAGCGTCCATAACCGCCTTTGTGTCATTCATAAAGTATCCTCATCCTTTCCCGCTGCAACGGCAGCCCCGCCGCCTCGCTGAACGCCTTGTATTCCTTGTTCAGCCGCCGGATACGGGCCGTTACCGCTTGGGCGTCTTCTTCCAGTCCTGCGGCCTTGTATGCGGTCTGTTCCCGCTTCAGTTTGCGGACAGTCCGCTCAATCTGCCGCTGTTTTTGGGTGGCTTCATAGGACGTGTAGTGCTTGCCCTCAAAGTCCACGTCATGGCCATCATCAATGTGGTCCAGTTCTTCGTCGGTGTATGTTCGCTCCATCACACCATCCACAAAGGCAGTTCTGATATGCCGACAGTTAGCTCCTTCCAGACCGTCCACATAGCCCAGGCCGCACACCTCGTGAATGCTTGGGTACTTGTCTCCAGTCCTGACCGAGTACACCCGACCCTGCCACGCCTTGTGGTTTTGCCAGCCAACGCCGGTATCCCGTGCACCTATGTGGGCTGAAACCTCAAAATACGGTGTTTCCAGATACTCGGCGCTCTGTTCCGTGTACTTGGCACAGAGCTGAGATACCCCCGTCATTACAGCCCGCCGAGCGGCTACATCGATTTGATCTCGGTGACCGCTTTCATAGTCCACGACCTTGATACCGCTGTCTGCCAACTGCTTGACGGCGCTTTTGATGACCTGATTGTAAGAGACCGCCCCGCTCATGACCTGCATCTCGGCGTTATCCAGCGCCCATTGATAGGCTCTGGCCGGTGCCAGCATCGTCCGCCCATTGTCCACAAGGAAGCCCATAGAGCGGGTCAGGTTGCCGACCTCTCTTTGCGCCTGCGCCATGATGGCGGCAATGTCGGCGGCGCTTACAATCGTCTCTGGGGACGTTACACCCGCAAGGGCTATGACCTCTTTGTAATACCGCTGGTTGCGCTCCACAACGTCGTCCAGAAGCTTTTTCAAGTCCCGCTGGCTGATGTTGGCCGTGCGCTGGATAGCCTTTTCAATCTCCTTCAGGTCAATACCGTGCGATCTCAGCGTCCGGATGTCCTGCACCGTTACCTCGTTTAACTCTCCGGTCAGCTTCAGCCGGGAACATATCTCATCAAGGAGGGTTGCTTCCAGACTGCGGAATAGCTCGGCCGGTTCTTCGGGGAGAGCGTCAAGAAGTTCTGGGGTAAAGGGTAGGGCTTCATAGCCCAGACACCCCCTTAAGAATGCTCGCCCAAAACAGATATTTCAGGACATAACCAACCACAGTAACGAGAAGAACGATAGCGATTGCCGCAAGTACACACTTCCAGTCTCTCACTACTCTAATTCCTCCTGTCCCTCCGTGGTCATATTCTCCATCTTCGGCAGCATCTTTTTGGCCGTTGCCTCGTCCTCGCCGTACCATTTGGCCCGGTACTCCCAATCGTTCATTACGCCCATGGAAACGTCCTGCCGGTCGTTGGCCCGTTCCTTCTCCTTTGCGTCAGCATCATCAAGGACGCTGTCGCCCCAGGAATAAGTAACCTCGTAATCGCCAGCAGGGGCCAGATTATAAAGCGTGGCGTACACGTCCATGGCATAAATCAGGCTGTCAAAGGTGTGCTGTAATGCCTTTTGAATGCTGTCGATAGTGACAAACATCCGCTGCTTGCTGTTGCGCACCTCAGTTGCTGTCTTTTCCACACTCTGAGGGTCAGACAATGTTCCATAGGACAGGCCAACCTGGAATTCAATCTGTTTCAGGATATTTTGCAACCCACGATAAAGCGGTTCATCCCGGAAATCTGGCTCAAACTGTTCAAAGAATTTCCCATCTCGAGAAAATGGAGCAATCTCGAACAAACGCTTGTCAAAGTCCCTTGCTACTGTTTCAGTTGCATCCATGAAGATCTTCCTCTGGCCGCTCTGGAACTCCCAGCGAATCAAGTCCCACTGCTCGTCCGCTCTCCGAATGAGGTCTACCACAGAGCCGCCATAGATAGACATCCCAGTCTTGTCGTCTGTATCCACGTTGTTGGACTGCGGCGGCTTAAAATAAGCAAACAGCGGCCCTTCCAGATTCTCTATCTTGACTTCCGGCTGAATATCCGCCCAGTCTGGCACCTCGCTCAACGCCGCTGTAGAACCAACTGAACCGCCACTGTCACTGTGATATGCCTTGTTCTGAATGGTGTATGTAGTACCTTCCAAGCTGTGATACTCTAAACGGACATAATATTTATCATTGACCTGCGCTTTCTCTCGGAACACCCCTCCAACGCACGTTCCAGCCGCATCAAACTTTGTCGGCTGAAACGCCGCCGCACTGGTAGCGTCCACCAAAACACGACTCCCGTAGATATACGGTTTGAAGGCAATTCCACCAACCGCAAGTCCTAATTCAAGCTGCCGGAGAAGGTTTTCTTGCGCTGCCTTAAACTGTTCATTGCAGTAATCCGCCCTAGCACTACCAGCAACACTCACCGTGAGTTCAGACAACGTTGGCCTTACCAGCTCCCGGCAGATCGCCGCTGGCAGTCCCATCGGCACCACAGGCGGAATAGCCCACGGCGGCTGATTGATATACATGGCGTACCACAGATTGATGTTCCGCTCCATAGTCTGCCCTGTTGCTGGCCGCACGCCAAACTCTCGCTGCGTCACCGCCTGGGGAAATATGAAATTTTTCAATCGGCCCCACAGGCCAGCGATAATGCTCATGCGATTCTCCTCCACATAACAGTGTTGGCAAAATACCTCATCATATCCATGGCGTGGTCATTCTCTTTGATGACCCTATCCTCTCCTGCGTCCCCATCCCACATGTAGGATTGAAATTCCCGAAATGTGTTTTCACAACTCTCGTGGAACTTCAGCCGCCCGGTCTGGATCAGAGTGGCCGTCAGCCGGATACCATCTAGCACAGAGTTATCAGCGTCCCAAACGGCGAATTTTCCATGTCGGTGTATGCACTCCTTAAAGCTCGCTGCCGAAGGGTCTATGATTACACGCTCTATTTTCTTTCCGTCTGCAAACTTCTCCAGGTCCTGGTAATACTCTTCGTCAGTTTTCTGTTTTTTCTTGGCTCGACCATCGTAATAATACTCTTTCAGCATGACAGCCTCTCCCCGATAAACGCGCCACAAACCCATCGCTGTCGGGTTCATTGTCCCGTAGTCAATAGCAATGTAGTATAATCCGGGTCCATCAGGGTTTCCGTGAATAACATGCTTGCCCATGTCAAACATTGGGTAAACGAGACCATCCGCGGGTTTCCATAGCCCCAAGATATATCGGTCATAGTAGACAGTGCCAGAGTATTCTTTTTTCAGCTCGTTCACTACTTTTGAGGGAAGCACCCCGTCATCTATGACATAGGACTGTTGGTAAATGTCAGCGTCGCTATCCAGGAACTTTTTGAACCAATGCTCCGGGTTGTCTGGGTTGCACGTCCCGTCAAAGTGGGAGTGTTCACAGCGAAGACGGCTTTTGAGCATTTCAAAGACCTCTTGGCTCCACGTCGTAATCTCATCACCGTACACATACTCAAAGGTCGCCCCCTGAATACGGGAAACGTGCTTTTTGTTGTCTGCGCCCAGCGCATAGACTTTTTTCCCAAACAGTTCCACGGTATTATCACTGCGAATATTGCCCACGTTTCCCGGCCACCACTGACGCATAGGCTCCAAGATATTTCGCTCTAAAGTTCCGCGAGTGTTTCCCAGTAAGACGAGTAACCCTTCTCCTCTCGCGGCCTCTATCCGCTTCGGTAGGGTGACAACAAAATCGAAAAAGCTCTTTCCACTGCCTGTCGCCCCTGTCTTGACGTTCCAGCGGTGATTGCAGTTTTTCAGGTATTCCAGTTGCTTTTCAGTCAATGGCACTTGGAATCCCCTCCAGCAGTTCCCGTGCTTTTTTCAGTGCGTCCGTGTCACCGGGAATTTCGGGCTTATCCCGCCACTTGTCCGGGCGGCGGTTTTTGAGCCAGAAGATCTGCGCGGTAGTGTCCGCCGGGACATGGCGGATTGTCTGGATAATCTTCGTCCCGTCTTTATCAGACTTTTCGATTCTTTGTTCCTGATAGTCATACCCAAGTGCGCGTTTCAACAGCGCATTTTCCACTTGGATGTCCACAACTTCCTTGCCCTTTTTTAAGGACTCGGAAATCTTAGGGTATTTGTTCTTCCAATCGTACAAAGTTGCTGGGTTTATACCCATCTTCCCGGCCAACTGCTCGTCAGTCAGGCCATCCCTGGCCCAGCCCTCTAAGAGAGTAAGCCCATCCGGTTCCAGCCAACGTTGATATTTACCTTTTGCCACAACGGACTTACCACCCCTTTCTGCGAAATTCCCTCTTGACATTACGTCCAGTTGGCCGTATTATATTCATGTCCACTTGGACGTAAGGAGGTACACCCATGACTGACAACTTTGAATTTAAGGGTAATACAGAAGTGATCCACGGAATCACGTTCGAGGACGTGCCATCTGAAGCTCAGATATTGGCCGCGAGGCGGGCCGAGCTTGGCTTGTCCCAGCAGGAGGTAGCTGATAAAGCCCACATCCTGCTCCGTCAGTACCAGCGCTTTGAATCGGGGGAGCGCGACCTCTCCAGCTCGTCATTCCGGATTGCCATGGCTGTGTGCGACGCTTTGGAATTGGACCCCCACCGTTTTTGCGCCCCTGTCTAAGTCTCATCCGCTCAGCTTAACTGCTGGGCGGTTTTTTATCGTGCCTGATGCACTGCGGCATAAATATTTTCAAATTATGTATTGACAATTACATATTTTATGTTATAATTGGATCACGAAACAAAGGAGGCCAAACCAATGAAGGAGCGATTTGAAGAAATGACCCTCGACCAGCTCGATGCCATCCATGATGTGATGTGCTATCTATACCCTCCTATGGAGGGCATGGATGAGACCGCCGCCCGTCTGTGGCATGACCTTGAGGATGTTCGCACCCAAAAGTTTACCGAATACCAATCCAGTGATGAGTATAAGCAGAAGTGCTCCGAGACCGACGAACTGTACAAGTCTCTTTTTAAGGGGGTGTCCCAATGACCAACCGCGAAGCTTATGTGTTCGGCTGGGTGTTCGGCCTGGTGTCAAGGGCCGGGGAAAAGAAGTCTATAGACCTAGAACGCGGCATCGTAGACCCCGCTGCGAGGCCATATTCTGCTAACGCTAAGATCCTTATTGCCGCTCACAGAGAAAACTTGGTCACTAAGTCTCTCAATATGCAGTTGGCCGAGGCCCTCTCCGAAATCAAAAACATCGAGCCTCCAATGCAGGGCGGGTCTGAAAAGGTACAGCCCCTTGAGACACGCGGCCAGTGGTATTTTGGCTATTATGCCGGACTTGGCGAAAGCCCGCTGGCCGAAGAATCCTTTGATATCTCCGCCGCCCGCCGGGCCAAAAAGCTGACTCAGGCCCAGCTTGCCGACCAGATGGGCGTTGACCAGGCTCTTGTCTCCCGCTGGGAATCCGGCAAGGTCAGCCCAAACAAAGACAATCTTTCGAGGTTAAAAGAGATCCTTCTTTGACGCGCCGCCCCTCCGGGGGCGGTTTTCTTTTGGCGGGGGCGCTCATAAATAAGATTGGTGGAACACGGCGGTCCTGCCCCGCCCGCGCCCTATTGGCAGTGCTCCATATAGCCCTCATCGGGCTATGCTGTGGGTTGTTTCCGGCTTTGCCCACTGGCCGGACAATTTGATAACCCCCTGTGTCCCTCCTGTGGGTTCAGGGGGGGTGTATTACGCCAAGCACGTATAACAAAAGTCCATAACTACAGAGGAACCGTTTTTTATATTGATTTTGTTTGTGTTTTTGTCCCACGAACACTCCAAATATCCAACTTTTATTGTCCTGTCCGGAGTGCAAAACGTCACATATTGAAAGTTTGTGGTTCTAATTGAGGCATATACAAGGATTAAGTTTGTTCCTTCCGGGATATTCGAATTCATATAAGAGCCTGCGGTTATATTCCCGTAATTGTGTCCATTTTCCGTGAATCCTCCGCCGCCGCTCCCCCCGATCACCGACTGAAAAATCACACCCCGTCACCGCCTTTCGGCGTTTTGACGGTCAGGAGGTCAGAGCGCCCCCCCCCATTGCCAGAAAATGGTATTGTTCATCTTGACGACCTCTTTCTTTCAGAGTGAGCGGGTGAGGATTTGCACCTCACATGGCGCAGCTACGATCGGAGGGACGGCCTTACTCGTCAGCAAGGCGGCAGCACATTTAGTCCGCCCTCGTTGCCTCGTACTTTACTGTCTACCTATTCCAGCACCGCTCGTATTGTCCCGCCGCCGCCCTCATGCGGACGGGAGCGGGGTATGTGCCCAACCGGACTTACACCGGGGCCTTTCGGAGCCGCTTTTACGGGCTGCGGCTTATGGTAAAGGAGGCGAGGAATGAGAGAAAGGGTGTAGAGGCTTGGATGGACCTCTACACCCTATATTTTCGCATGATATTCTATTTCCCCTCCCATTTTAGTGGGAGAATGAAACAAATTCTTTGAGACGATGAAAGATTACAGCCTATGTACAAACGGGAAATTAGTCCTCCCCATCAGGTAGTCCGTGCTGACTCCGTAATAGTCCGCAATCTTGTAGAGCGCATCCATAGACGGCTCCGCCTCGCCCCGCTCATAGCGCCTCAGCATATCAGGATGCAACCCCATCAACTGTGATGTGACCGTCATGCTCCGCACTGGCCGCATACTCTCCCTCAGCTTTCTCAGCCTCTCCGGGAACTTATTCAAGGGCTATCCCTCCTCATGCTGTCCGCCCACATCCACGTCAAACGGTATTCTCTCTACCGTCTCCCGCTCCTCGTGACTCCACCCACAAACAGGGCATACATAGTCGTAAATAGCAGGATACGTTGTGTAGCAGATGATTTGCAGGTCGGCCCCACATCTGGGGCAAGCGTAAATGATCATAAATCTTCCCTCGCTTCCTCCAGCAGGTTTTCGTTGATGGTCTTTTCCTTACTGCCTTTGCATAGTGCCTTCACTCTGATCGCCCAGCAGATCTGCTTAACAGAATAGTAAACGCAGATGTACCCACAAATGATCAAAAAGGCGGTCATCCACGGGTGAGCAAGAGTCCATTCAAGCATACCGTCCGCCCTCCCCGTCGTGGATGTTGCCGATGACCTCAAGATTTTCTCGTTCCCACAAGTCGTATCCATCCGGTGCCTTTTGTACACATTCTATCGGTTCTAAATCAAGGCCAGAAAATCCAGGCAGATTTTTGAAACAGATTACACAGAGTCTCCCATACTTCGTCTTAACAATATCCCCCTCAAAAATCTTCTTCCCGTTCTTGTCGGTCAGGCCGGTGTACTGACAGACTGTGGAGGGGTCAACCTCAAACTGTACAACATTGTCCCCCATTGAAATTTCGCCTGTTCGTGCGTTCCTGCGTCTGTAAGCCTTATTTTGAAGGATAAATGCTCCGCTGTATTCTCCCCAGTATGGGAATCCTTCCACCCATTCTCCATCACTCAGCCGCTTGGCTTTGAAAAGGATTTCTTTCATTGTTTGTCCTCCATCTCAATCAGAAACGCCGCCAAGTTTTGTTGATGCGTATATCCGTATTTTTCCTCTGCAACATATCTTACTCTGGCCGCTTCCTGCAATGTTGGATATGTACCAAGTTCAATGCGCTTTTTGTTCACAGTGATATAGGCACGATAACCTTTGCCGTTTCTACCTAACGAAACACCTGAAACGCCAGTGCTATTATCAGAGCGTAACGGCATATTCCTGGCACTATCCATGGCGAGACAATTCTCAAATTGCATCTCCTGTTGTCTCGTTTGCATTTATTAATATGGTCAACATACATCCCGTGTGGAATAGGTCTGCCGTCGGCTTGCTCAATAATCAATGTGTGCATACGCTCCACTCTGTTGTCCTTATTTCTGCAAACATATCCGTGTCCATCAAGTGACCAAACATTTTTATCAACCAGACTTGCCATGTCTGAATCAACAAGAAAATACGCATCACAATTCCCACATTTCCCGGCGGCAAAATCACCGAGCAAAATCACCAGGTTTCGCCTCCATTTCGATTAAAAAGGCACCATTTGTAACCAAATGCCACAGGTGAGGCAGTCCGCTCTCCGGGTCGCACTTCTCTCCCCGAAGATAGGCCAGCCAGTGCCTGTAAAGCGCGTCCCTGTAACGCTGCGGCTCCACCTGCCGCCAATTCTCAGGATCATGGTACTTTTCGTTTCCGTACATGCGGACCGCTGTTACAGCGTCGATTAGACTAACAGGAGTGAGCGTAGGACGAGGCTTCCCTGCGTCGGCTTTGGCCTGCTGGTCATCTTCATAGCCCCATGTACTAATAATTACTTCGCTCATTCGGCACCTCCGATGATCTCGTCAAGGGTGACGGTTTCGCCGGGGCGGAGGGAGGGGAATATTCCAGTGTCCACCTGAGCGATCACACTATCATAATTGTTGAGTATTTTTGCAACAGGGTCACATTCTTGTATTTTTTCTGCATCTTTGTAAAGCAATTTAATAGCCTTCGCCCTCTCCACCTCCTGCCCGGAGAAGCGGGACTTGCGGATGATGCGGTCTGGGTGGTTGATGGCACAACAAATTGCGGTACTACACTTCAATTTTTCTCCATTCTTAGTGACACACCACATATCACCACTTTTGTCGATGAAATATTGATTTTCACCAATGGTAAATTCTTCGTCCACTTCAACCCCCAGCACCTCGCAAATTCTCGGCTTGTCCATGTTGGCCTCCTCCTTTTTCTTATGCCATTCCTTCAGTTTGAGGCAGGTTGTATGGCAAGATGTTATGCCTTTTTCACTCGCTGTTCCCCATCCGCAGTCACATCCATTGCAAGGATATTCTTGGTTGTCCTCCACCACCTCATAGCCCATCAGGCGGGCGGCTTCTTTTGGGCTGTACTCTGTTATTCTATTCAAATTTGATTCACATTCAATTTCCTCTTGGTTGGAGTATATATAGTGATAGTTTTCGATGCAGAAATTCCTTATTGCTTGCTTGATGTCATCATAAATTTCTCCCGTCCTGCGATTACGAAACTTCATGGGCGGCCTCCTCAAAATAGATGTTCCCACAATTGTCATACTTCATCTGCTTGTGCTGTACGCCTCTCAAGATGATGTACGCCCGCCTAAGCTGGCCGATGTCGAAGTAGCCGAAATGGCAATCCTCAACGGGTATCTCCATCTCACGAGCCAGCCAGCGGTAGAGGTCATTCCTCTTCTTGTGCGCCTTTTGCTTCCCCTGCCAGAGTGGGTCAAAGAGAGCGTGACACATCTTTTTCCCTGTCCTCATGGGCTCATCAGCCAGCAGACCAAGGGCTTCCCGTGGGCGCGGCTTATGCGTCCCCACATAGGCCCCGCACCTCTCACAGAGGTAGCAGTAGCCGCTCCCATACTCCCGGCCATAGACACGGGCATTAGAGCCATAAGTGACAGGCCCTCCGCAGATATTACACCGGGTCGGATGGGTCTTTATCATGCTCGTCCTCCTCGTCCATGCGAGCGCCGTAAGAGCAATAATCCATTTCGGTAATTTCCATTCCGGATGCTGGGCAAATCAAAAACCCCTTCTTGTTGATTTTTGCGTCCTGGTAGTATCGGCAATCCTTGCATCGCACCACCTCCGCAACGCCGACGGCGGGTAAATTTTCTAGGGCATCAATAATTTCTTCCCAAGCATCATACTTTTCACGGTCAGAGCCATAAACATAATTTCTGCCGTATCTACCAACAGGGCAAAGCTCTTTTTGTTTTTCTTCGATTATCTTTACAGCGTCCTCTCGCTTGATGTACTCAGCCATTCTTCATCCCCTCCAGTGCGGCCTCGGCTTCCTCGCGGGTCAGGAAAACGGTTTTGCCAAATTCGTGGTATAGAGTTTTAACCATTTTCTTTTCCCTTACAATTAGGGGGCGATATGCAGCCCGTTTGCGACCATACTTTCTTTTTGACAGCGGATCATCTCTTTGTGCTACTCCCGACTTTATGGCCTCGCTGTGGGTCATGTAACCTAACTGGTAAACAGTATCTCCAACCTTGCACGGCAGCACCACGCACCGTCCCTCATCGTCAGCTTGCTTGAGTTTTCGGAGGCGGTCAATAGGACCAAGTTCTCGGAAGTTATCTAGTTCCTCCAACAATTTTAATTTAACCAGAGCATAACCCTTTGGGATTATACGCCTCTCCCGCTTCACCTGCTCCAGCTCTTGCTTGTCCACTTTCAGTCCGAAAACCTCACCCTTGAGCTGTTCAATCTTCTCCGGCTCCAGTCCAGCGTCCTCGTAGGCGGCGAGGCGGTCAATGTCTTTTCCCCTCATTCTGATTTCTCCCGTACCGGAATGAAATACTGTCGCCACATTGGCCCCATTGATGTACCAACCATCTTTATCAATGTGTGTTACTCTCTCCATGCTCACCCCTCCTCCTGGCCGCGCCACCAGAAACAACTCTCTTCTCTGCACGGAAAATCCATACAGTGAGTACAAATGGCCTCTCTTACTTCTTCATATTTCTGCTTTACCTGCTCCAGCTCGGCCCGCAGCTTCTCGTTTTCGGCCTCTAAGCGGTCCGCGCGTTGGTTTTCCTTGCTCCATAGGTCTTGCCCGCTTTCACCAAGCAGGGATTTCAGCCGCTTGTTTTCGGCCTGGATCGTGGAGAGGGTGGTGGCAGCGTCCATGCACAAATCCATGATTTCCAGTGTCGCCTTGTCTTTGTAAAGGCTTTCGGTTCTTAGCCGCTCAATCAGCTTCTCAATGTCCATCAGGTTCCTCCTCTCCCTCCGGTGGACGGCGGTAAAATGTATCACGGTAAAACAATTCCGTCTGAGCGAATCCCTTTGACGTAAAAAACCATATTTGTTTATATGGTTCGTCCTTAACAGTGCTTGGGAATATCCAGCCATATTTCACACTATAAACCGGATTGACTTTTGCTTCCGATTTTAGCTCTTCCCATGTCAGCGGCTTGTTCGGCGGGGTGAGAGTGGGCGCATGGACCACCATCTGCATCACCCGGCGCAGGATCGCCTTTTCTGTTTCATCCTCTGTGTCGTTGTACCACGACACCAGAGCGTTGTTTAGTGCATATGCGTCAATCGGTCTTAACATCGGTTAGCGCCTCCTTTCAAAACCATCTGTAATTTAGTTCTTCTTCCAGCATACTCCAGCGGAAAATCCTATCGTCTGCTGCAATCAGCCCCTCGTCCTCCAGGGCAAACCTCCGGTCAAAATCGTGGACGGTACAACCGGGCAATTTCTTCCAGTATCCGCATTCTTCCCGTTCCACGGTGTCGTCATCATCGGCATACACAAGTCGTGTTTCTGGTCCGTCTAGATCTGTCACCCATTGTCTTCTGGGTGGTTTGAACGTCACAGGACTGTCTGCGTCCCATTTGAGCATCAGCGCCCACAGGTCTGGATAGTTTTTACGCAGCAGCCGCAATTGCCCGACACCCTGATTGTGGCAAAACCAGCAGCCGCCCCTCGTGGCCGTTGTGTAGATTGGGGAGAGCAAGTCATTTTCCTCGCACCACTGGCGGCAGTCGGCTTCCGTCCATCCCGCCTCAACCAGCGGAGAGCGCTTGGCATCGGACAGGTTGTGGAAGCGGTTTGGCTCGTCGGCGGCGATACCTATGTACTGTACCCCTCTGATTTTCGCGAGAGCAGCTTGCTTTAAGCGGCTGTTGCACCACGGGCCTCTCTGATAGGGCCATCCATAGATTTTCCCGGCCCTTTCCTCATTTTCTCCGTTCGCCACCATGTAAAAGACATCTTGATAACATCGTTTTGATCTAATGTGCTCCACTTGGATGCCCCACCGCTCCTTGATGATACGGTCTGCGTGAGCCTTAAACTCGACCATCGGAGGTAGATCGGCGGGGATGGTGTCTGTCGCCCAAACTTCGGCGGTCACAACTCCGTCTATGGGCCATCCGAGCAGTTCACACGCCCCAAAGCACGCCATTGAATCTTTTCCGTAGCTAAGGCTTAAGATATGCTCCATAGCGCCTCCCATCTCTTTCTCTGTTCCTCCCACGCCTCCGGGGTGAGGGGGCGGCCACAATGGTGGCAGTATTGGTGGCCCCACCTGCTCCAAGCCTCTGCTGTATCAGGGTCAGTACAGCGCTCGCACCCCGGCCATACCCGCTCCAGCTGCTCCCGCGTGGGTGGGGTGAGGGCGGAGCGGGCCATATCAATGGCTTCCCTTACCATTAAGTGTTCAGTGTAATTTTTGTAAAAATCAAGCCAGTCAATCGCTTCTTCCCGCGTCATGCTCATTGCTGGATCTCCTTTTCTGTCAACGGCCTTTCACAATCCACATCTTCAACTGTGACCTTGTACAGCCGACCATCCAGCGTAAACCAAAAGTTGTCTGTATGTTCAAGTTCAATATGGCCCTCATGCTTCCAGTCAGTATAAATGGTGTCGATTACCTTCTGTGCAAGGGCTTCTGTAATATCAAAAAGTTTCATTCCATCCCCTCCAGCATCTCCATCTCCTCCGCCGTCAGCACCGGCGCGCGGGTGTTCCAGGCGAGGCGGGCCTTTGCCGTATCAAAAATTTTCTTATCTTTTTCCATACCAATGTACCTTCTTTTTGTTTCCAGACACGCTACTCCAATAGAGCCGCTGCCCATACAGCAATCCAGCACCGTATCCCCTGGGTTTGTGTAAGTAAGCACTATCTGTTTACATAACCATACTGGTTTTTGTGCCGGGTGCAAGCATAACTTTTGTTTGTCGCTCGGCCCCCGTAAAACATCCCGCGGGTATCGGTCAGTGCTGTCATATCCAGTGGGCAGATAGTCGTGGTAGGCATCCCCCGTCCTGCAGTTACGCTTATGCTGAGCGGTAGATACCTTCCGTTCGTGTCCATGAGTTATCTGCGGATTGTAGGTTGGCAGTCGGTCATAGAATACCAAGATATTTTCATGGGCCTTCATCGGCATCTTCTTTGCATTTAGATGCCCGGTTGCCTGTGTTTTTTCCCAAATCCATTCATAGCGTAGTTCTTGCAGATTACTGCACCCAAGTACCTTGTCAAACGGAGCTTGTGCAAACAGGGCTTTGCAACCACCAGGACGCACTAACCGCTTTACCTCTCTCCAAAATAGGTCAAGGTCTATCGGCGTGTCCCATTTGCAGTTTGTTGTTCCATATGGCAAATCGGTAAAAAGAAAGTCAACACTGTTTTCTGGCAGCTTGGGCATCAGGTCAAGGCAGTTGCCAAACAGCAGCACCCCCGCATCCGTCAACCGCTTGGCCGCCTCTTGATCGCCCAAAAGGGCTAATTTGATGTCATCCATTGCTTTCTCAGCCTCCTCCAGCATCTTCTAAACCATTCGTTCCACTTTGCGCAGTTCTCCGTTTTACAGGTTTCCGCTTTTTTACAGGTTTCACAGGGGCTGCCTTCCATAGCTGATTTTCACCACCCAATCATACCGCTTCTCAAACGGGATCAGCTTGTCCCCACATATCCGGGCCAGGTTCTCATCCAGCTTTTCCCTGCAATAGTCCGCGTTTGCCTTCTTGGTTAGAGCGTCGGCGTACTTGTCAAAATTCGCCTCTACCCCATGCAGCACCCTCAAAAGCCGCTCATACCCAAACGTGTCCTTGCCCATGACCTCCGGGTCGTTGAGCGTCAGTGAGACCATGTCCATCATGAATTGGGTGTATGTCTGCTGTACAGCAATCTGGATGGCCTCCCGCTCCGCCTTGAGCCGGTCTGAGAAATTCTTACCCATCTCTTGCCTCCCACTCCCGGTATATAGCCATAAAGTCCTTCGCATCCAGGCAAACCACCCACGGCCTGTTGTTGGACCTGTGAAATACAATGGGTATCTCCCCCGGCTTTGCGTCCCGCTTGGCCTGTCCAAGAGCCTCCCGCATGTTCATGCGTTCCACATACTTGCACTCGATGTGCAGACCAGGAAGTCCCACGATGTCCGCCGCATCCCCGGTGTTCCCGCAGTATTGCGCCGTCCTGCGGCACTCATATCCCTCATCCCGCAAGAAGCGCACAAGGCTCAGTTCTCCACGCTTGCCCTTCTGTTTGCTATTCATTCTTCCATCACCACCCGCAGCAGCGCCACCGCCAGTTTGATGCGCTCCGCCGCGTCCAGATAGTCCTTCCCCGTGGCGGAGAGCAGCGCAATATCCGCCTGCCGTTTGGCCTCATCCAGCACCCGCCGCCTTGCTTCGTTTCGCTCCATCCAATTTCATCTCCCAGGTATATACTTTTCGGTCCCCGCCGCCTGCGGGATAGAAGCGCCTATCACACTCATTGAAGTCCAGCTTCACTGGCCCCAGCGCGCCAAACTCCCGATTTTTCAATACCGTCAGGACCGTAGAGCACCCGACCTGACCCAAGCGGTCCTCCGGCACCCGCTCCACCTTGAGCACATTGTCTGCCCGGTTGGTGATGTCACCGGAGCCGCCCACGTCGTCCGCTTCCACGGAAGCCTTTCCGGTTTTTCTCGGGTGAGCCACCAGATGAACGTGGACATCTCTGCCTTTGGCAAAGGCCACCAGCCGCCCGGCAAATTCGCTCTGCGCCTGCCAGACCCCCAACTGGGCCTCCTGCTTGAGCCGTGCCGTCATGATGTTGTCCACCAAGAATGTGTCGCAGCCATACCGCCGCCGCGCGTACTCAAACAACCCCAGGATGTTGTCCTCGTCATGGGCGTTGTCCTTGCGGATGTCCGCCAAGAACAGACAGCCATCCCACCACCTGTCGATTTCCCTTCTGGCCTCTCCATCCACGGCGAAGATCTTCCGGTCCGTTCCAGGGGCCGTCCCTGTGGTCACATAGCGGTAGCCTGCCGCCTGCTGCAGCATGGCGAGCTTAAACTGGGCCGCTGGCATCTCCCCAGAGTACACGCATACCCGGTGGGACTGGTTCACCGCGTCCAGCAGCACTTGGCTCAGAAGTGTGCTCTTGCCCTCGCCCCGCTTTCCGGTCCATACAGACAGCTCCCCGCCGGAAAACCCGCCAATCATGCTATCCAGCCCCTGGATGCCAGACAATACCCGCCTGGCGTTTTTCCGTGCCTCGGTGTCCACATCCGCCAGGTTGATTAACCCCTGCACTGGCACCTCCTGCGCCATAAAAAGCAGTTCTCCGATGTTCCGGTATCCCCGTTTGTCGATGTACTCACGGACATTCTGACAGCCTTTGAAGGCCTCCGCCGCAGGCAGCAGAACAGGCATCTGCCAACGGGTGGACAGCTCTTCCGCGGCTTCCGCCCGCTCTGGGCTGGGCGGGGCTGCCAGGAATACATAAGGCCATTGCTGCGCCCACCCAGCACAGGCTCCCACGTCATCCCAGTTTGCAAGGGACGACTTGCACACCGCGTTTACCGCCACAGCCTGCACATCCTCCGGGTCCAATAACCACCACAGGCCCGTCGCTTGGGCCGGGTCCATGAACTCCGGGCGGTAGAGCAGGACGTTATCTCCGAGACAGCTCGTCCCAGTAGTCACCAAGTCCACCTCCGTCCAGTTCATCCTCCCACCGCCCCTGGTTCAGCCAAGTGGCTGGATTTGGGATGTACTTCCCGTTATCCTTCATCCATTGGACGCTGTGCTTTTGCGCTTCAATGGCCTGTAATAGTACATTGAGCGGGATCTTTACCCGCCTGAACGCATTGAGCGCCGCCTTTTTCCCGACCTTCTTGGGGTAAGCCGCCCAAAACAATTCGAACGTAGTCCCCTGGGGGGTATGGGGGGACATATTGTCCTTGTCTTTGTCCTTGTCTTTGGTATGTTTCGTATCCGCTCGTATACGTTCGCATACGTCCGTATTCCATCGTACAGACACATTTTTAGCGTTCTGGCGGCATCTGGCCTCATACTTTTCTCTGTCTCTGTCTATCTGTGACTGCCAACTCGGAAAAAGAAACCGTTCGTTCCCACGAAGCTCTGGCACTTCGCCAGTCATGCTGTATTGTAGGCATGCCTTGAGAAGTCGCCCACACTCCGCGTCGTTGAGGGGTTCTAATGCCTTTAGGTAGCTGTGATAGACATTGAACGAATCAAGTGCCATTGTCCCACCGCCTTAAAACGGCAATTCCCCGTCATCATCGGCCAGCTCTGTAAAATCCTGCGGTGGAGGCGCGTAGTCCGGTTCCCGGCTGTCTGATTCCTCCCGCCTGCTGTCCCCGAAGTAGACGCTGTGCGCCACCACCTTGTAGCTGGTGCGCTTGTTGCCGTCCCGGTCCGTCCAGGTCTCCATTTGCAGCCGCCCCTCCACTACGGCCATCCGGCCCTTGGAGAAGTATTTGGACACGAACTCCGCCGTGTTTTTCCAAGCCGTCACGTTGATAAAATCCGTCCCCTTGTCCTTCCCATCCCGGTCTACCGCCAGGGAGAAGGACGCTACCGCTGTGCCGCTCTGGGTATGGCGCAGCTCGGGGTCTCTAACGATACGGCCCATAATAATGATGTGGTTAAGCATGGGGTTCTTCCTCCAATCTGTACTCAGCGTAGCTCACGCTCTCGCCGTAACGGTTCTTCCCGGACACCATCCGCCGGGTGATGCGGTGCCCCTCATGCCGCAGGTCCAAAATTCTTGCCCCCAGCCGCATGATGCCCAGGTCGTTGTATGCCTGCAATGGGTTGATGCTCCCAAAATCCCGCATGTACCGGAGCACCCGGTCAGTCTGCTTCAAGATAATTCCTCCCAAACTCCCGGATAAAGTCCTCCACGGTCCAACCATTCTTGACCATAGCCTTTCGCTGCCCGTATTTGTGCAGCTCCCGCATGGTGTCTTTGTTGTTGTGGGCCGCATCTGGGCCGAAAATGTGGCATCTGTCGTGGCACAGATAGACCACCAGCCCGTATTTTTCAGACTTCTTTCGGTATGGCCCGCCGAAAATATGATGCTTGTCCAGTGGGTCCACAGAACCATTGCGCCCGCATAGCCAGCACTCGTGCAGCATTATCCACCGCTCCTATTCCATTCCCGGTCTAATTGATCGTTTAGTATTTTGATTTGGAGCTTGTAGCCGTTGATGGCCTCCATAGCGGATTTATATACAACCTCCGCCACATCCCGCTCAAACCGGAGCTTTGCTATCTCCGGGTTTCCCCGGCACACATCCGATATAATCGTGACCGGGGTCCCGTTTTCCCGCTCCACAAGTATCTTCTTAGCCATTTCTACACGGTAATCGTGCTCCGCTTGGGCATATGCCCTTCCGCGTTTTCCAAGTTGAGTGATTGCTTTGTCGAGCAGCACGGTTTTCTGTCCGATCTCTTCTGTTAAGTCCGCGTCCATACCCAGCACCTCTTCTTGTTGCATAGAATAGATAATCCGGAGATGTTTTGTGCGTCATCATAGGCTATCTTCTCTACCTGGAAGTCGTCATAATTTTTATACTTGCCGTTGTATTGCTTGATGTTGCATTTTTCGGACGGTATCTTGATTTTCGGGGCGCTGTAAAGCTCCGCTCCAATTCCCCACGCAAATCCAGCCCGCTTCATTGCGTCGCTGGCCTCGCCCTTTTCGGCCTCCATATTTGATTCAGTCCCAACGTTCCACTTCTGTATCCACTCTCCGGATTCTGACTTGATGGAGATGCCGCAGTACATCTTCCCATCTATTTCCTTATATTCATTGCACCAATTCATTGGGCCAACGGTTTCATCTAAGAGCGCCGAATCGGTCCTAGCGGTTTTGTAAAGGAGCAGCTTCAACCACTTGCCTTGTTTATCGATTTCAGATACCCTACACTCGATTTCTCCCTCATTGAGCAGACGAAACATCCTCATATCATCACCTCAGCTGCAGTGACTGACGCTCTACCAACTCTACCCCTGGGACCTGCGTACCGCCCTTAATCAGTGCTGTAACAGCCCGCTTGTCAATAGAGGGGGAAGCATACACCACCATATCCGGGTGTCCATTGTAATCCAGCCACTCCGCGGCGGATGTAATATCGTCCACCTCCAAAGCTGTGGACTTGCGGTAGCTGATGGAGCACCGGGCCGTTTCAAACTTCTCCCCGTCCAGTGCGAATCCGATGTACTCCCGCAGCCGTTTGGCTTTATTCTCCATAGCCTTGCGGCGCTCACTCAACCGGGCTTCTTCCTCCTTGATGGCTTTGGCCTCCGCCTCAAGGTTCTTCACATACAGAGCCGTATTTTCAATCTTTGCCTCTCTCTCCATCTGGAGCCGTGAGAACTGCTCGTAGTCCAGCAGTTCCCCAGTTTCCGGATCTACCAGTGCTTCCAAGGCGCTGTCGATTTCGTACAGTTTCATATCTATTTTCCTCCGGTTCTAAAGGGCGTTCCGGCAGTTCATATCTCTGCCCGGCCCCATTGTAGTAATACATATGTTTCTCCTTGCATTTTTGGATGGACGTGTTATAATCAATATGTATGGTGCCCGTCCCCTTTGCCGCCCCTCGGTCTGCACACCGGGGAGCGGCACTTTTTATTTTGTTGCTCATGGCTTTCACCCGTGATAAAATTATTTTGAAAGGGGGTGAACTTATGGACTTCTCCCAATACACAAAAGTAAAGGAAATAGAGGGGACCGAAAACCTGGCAAATATGCTCTACGATGGGTGGGAACTTCTGAGCGTTGCCCCAGGGACTAAAGAAAATACTGCCTACTTCCTTTACTGTGTTGGTTGGCGGGACCCTATTGACCGACTTGGGCTTTGAGGCGCCCAAGGCAAAAAAGATAAGGTTTTTCCGTTGTTGCGCAGACAGCGATCCAGTTGCCGCTGGACAGCTTCTGCGCAACTTCTTTTATGTCTTTTGTTTCTACGATCTCCACGATTTCAGATAAAACGGCTCTGTTGTCCATGTTGTTCCTCCTCTGATTTACTTAACGACCAGCGCCACCGCCATCACCACGATGAGCAGCACCACGGCCCCTACAAACAGCCGCTGAACCCTGGCTGTCTTGATTGCCTCCCGCTTCCACCGTACCCGGCGGCTGTACTCCGCCGCCCGCTGGCTGGGTGTCCAGTCGGCGTCAATCACGTTTTTCATCTTCTGACCTCCTTCCCGTCAACGCCATCCGGATTAGCTCCTCGATGGTGAAGCCGATGTAATCCTTCGTGATGTCGTCCACTTCGTTCTTCACGTCTCTGGCCCGTCCCATAAGGGACTCTTTTCTTTCTTTCTCTGCCATAATTTTTTCCTTTCCGGCTTGACAGAGAACGTTTGTTCTAGTATCATGTGTCTATCAAGCCTAGTCGCCTACTCGATTAGGTCTGTAGCCTCGGTCAGTGTTGCCTCACTGGCCGGGGCGTTTTTTATTGCCTCACTCCGGCTATGGTGATATACTCAAGACAGAAAGGGGGTACTATAATGGCTGACGATGTTAAACTGTCAACATTCCCGTCCTCAGTTGAAGAAGCGATTGCTATGCTCTACTTAAAAGAGCAGGACTTGACAGGGAAAACTCCGGTAGAAATTTATAATATGTACTGGGATGCATATTATGAAATTTCAAAAGACTACCGGGAAAAGGTAAACTCAAAATGGTTTATTCAACAAAGAGAAGTAATTTACAAACGCCAATCATCTCAGAAGTAAGAGATGCCAAGTCTTGATCTGTGATGCCCGACTGGGAGCGCTCGGAAAGTAGTTGCAGCTGCTTTTCGAGCGTTTCTTTTACGTTAATGTCCATATTTCCGTCCCTTCTGCCCTCACCCGTGCCCTCACACGACTGGGGGCGTTTTTATTTGGTCTTATCCGCTATCCACGCTTCGAGCTTCGGCCCGTAGATGTAACACCACTTCGGTTTGTCTCCGCTCATAACGCAATCTCCAAACGGAAATACCCCTTGCTGGATTCCGTCCCGGATCGTATCCGGGGAAATACGTAGCCCTTCGGCCCGCAGGCGTTCTGTTGCCTCCTGGGCTGTAAGTATCTCAATCATGCAGGCCCTCCTTTCCGCCTTTTCTGCGGGCAAAATTCTCACAGTTTGTGCTGATATCGCAACCAATGATTCGATCTGGTTCATAGGGCATTTCTACCCAAACGGCATGAACGCACGCCTTGCAAATAACTCCCTTGCACTTGGCAAGGCCATTTACCTCTGGAAGCCGATTTTTGCGCCGCTCAAATTCCAACTCACTTTCAAGGCTAAAAATCCGTTCTTTCAACCGCCGTTTTGTTTGAAACAAGTTATCACCTCCCCATCCATATTTAGAACATTTCCGAAACAACCCCGCTTGTCCCCTATCATCCGCTGTGCTATACTGGTGGGAAAGGGAGATGAAGCAATGAAAATTCCACCGTTTGCCGATTTCAAACAAAGGATTGATTTTGAAAAACTCGGTTACGATTTAGCCGCAATGGCCACAAAATAATTAAAGGAACCGAGCAACTTATTCAACGCTGAGCAATACCGATTTTTAACGAGCACAGTGGCAACTATGTCTCTTGCCCTGCTTCAGCAATACCATCAACGGCTTGCCGAACAGCTTGACGCATAGTATCAAGCGGGCTGTATTGATCCCCGTAAACATCTGTTTGGAGGCATTGGCCTTGATTTCGCTGCCCTTGTAATGCAAGTACGAGGTCAGCGATTTCTTTTGCCTCGGCCCTGATAGTGACCTCCATCAAGTTCACCTCCTTTTCCAGACCGTTTTATCGGACACATTAGACAGTATTATTTGGTAAATTCAGGATTTCCTGAATGGCCTGGACGACTTTTGGAGTGGAAAGTTGGCCGGTCTTAATTTTGTACATATAAGAATCATCAAAATACAAGCCAGTCTTGTTTCGAACCTCCTCAATTAACCAGTTCTGCGGTTTGTCTAAGTCAATCAGCCGCTTCCCGATATCTTTGCCGAATGCCGTAAGTTGTGCCATTCCATTGCTCACCTCCCTATATCGTGTTGTTGACAATTACAGAAAGCTGTAATATACTTATCTTGCCACAGATAGTAAAAACAGCCGCCCGTACTTCATGTGACTATAATATTACTGTTCACTGTAAAAGTCAAGCATAAAGTACGGTCATCTGTAATTTTGTCTTTTTGCACGAATGCAGGAGGGAATTATGGAAGATTTGTACAAGCATATAGAAGGTCTTGGAAGGAAACACGGTTATAAGAACATGACTGTTCTTTGTAAGGCTGCCGGAGTTCCCCGTTCCACGATGTCGGAATTAAATAATGGGAGAAGCAAAGACCTTTCCAAACCAAACGCCCAAAAATTCGCAGACATTCTGGGAATTACTCTGGATGAGGTATATGGAGAAGACACAAAAAAAGCGCCCACCAACGAAGGTGAGCGCGTAATTAGCGACGATGATATTATGTTTGCCCTTTGGGGCGATTCTGACGACGTGGACAAAGATGACCTGGACGACGTAAAGCGATACGCCGCCTTTGTTCGGGAAAGGAAAAAGCAAAAATGATGGATTTGATGGGCCTATACCGTATTGCAGACGAAAACAATATTGCGGTAGATTGCTTTGAACTAAAAAAGCGAGAGGCTCTTTCTGTCATGGATAATGATGGGGCTCGCTATATTGCGATCGACCCATTCAAGTTAACATCAACCTTAGACGAAAAAATGAAACTAGGACACGAACTTGGACATTGTATGACCGGAAGCTTCTACAATAAATACGCCGCTTGTGATATAAGAAGAAAGCACGAAAATCATGCGGACAAGTGGGCAATCAACGAATTTGTATCGGAGCAAGAATTGGATGATGCCATCGCTGTCGGGCATACAGAAATGTGGGATTTGGCGGAATATTTCGGCGTAAGTGAGGATTTTATGAGAAAGACCGTTTGCTGGTATACATACGGGAACCTATCGTCGGATCTGTATTTTTAGGAAGTGAATACATATGGGGGTTTTCGATTTTTTTAAGAAAAAAGTGAACCAAACTAAATTTCACAGAGAAGATAAAATGCAGAATTATAGTACCGAGATAAGCCCGATTCTCCAGAAGAATCAAGCTATTTTGCGGGATGAATCAAAGTCGTTTGACGAGCGGAATGCTGCATACTTGGCTATACGAGACGAAGAAGTATGGCGGCTGAACGAAGCATATGATTTTAACTCGATTGAAGGAATTAACAGCATTCCAGTCCCTTGCAGGGAAGTGAACGGAGATTCTGTGACAGGCAGAGTGGAATATTATCTTCACAAAAAATGCTTTGCCGACCATTGGAATGCTGGGAGAACGGAACTCGCCCTTGCTTGTTTGCGTAAAGCGCAGGAGCTGATGTTCGTTTCCGATATGATGTGGAGCCGTATGGATTTTTTGCGGCTTGTCGAGTATTTATATGAAGCCGGGCATGACGAAGAAGCAGAAACGCAGTTAAAGCGAATTGATGATTTTTTTAAGCCGAAGAATATCCAGCAAAATAATTGCCCCATAGATTTGGGAAGTGCCGAGTACTTTGGAACCGATTTGGTGGAGGTATATTCTCATTCTCCCTACTGTAAGGAATGTGCTAAATATGTGAACCGCATTTATTCTATCAGCGGAAAAGACAAGCGGTTTCCTCCTTTCGAAACAGCAACTAATGGATGTTCACACAGGTTAAGTTGTCTTTCATTTGCTCCCTTTATTTTTGGAGTCAATGAACCGACTTTTGAGTGTAGAGACATTGTCAAATATAGCAATAGGCCATTTAGAGACGAACGGTCGCATGATGAAGCTAAACGCTATGACGATTGGGTTGCTCTGATGCAGAAAACGAAGGAGGATGAATCAAGGCAAGAAGCCAATATGATTGAACGTGCAAAAGCAAAAAGGAAAGACACTCAAACTCTACAATGGCTTCAAGAGAACCTTCCTTCTATTGCCCCAAAGTCATTAAGCGGATTTCGGCGTATGCGTACGACGAAATCCATGAATTATCAGAAGCTGGTTGAAGCGGCAAAAGCACTTGGCAAGAACATAGAAAAATAAAGGCCGCCCCCGATAATTTGGAGGTGCGGAATGTTGTATGCCTGTATGCCTATGGAAACCTAGCAAGTGAGCTATATTTTTAGAGAGAAGGGGTTTATATGCAAACGTTCTTTTCGTTCGCTTGTGTTGTTGCGTTGATTTGCGCCATTGTGTTCGGGATTAAGGCGTTCAAGAAGAAGCAAAAAGCAAATGATTATCCCGTTTGTCGTGGCCCTGGCCGCCTGTTTTGGGGCCGCCATGATAGCATCCCCTCCGGATGATACTGCCGACACTCAGGAGCCATCCGAGGTCGTAATCAACGAAGAACCGTCCCCATCACCCAGCGTCGTACTATCCGAGGTGCCGGAACCCAGCGTAGAGCCGTCCCCCTCTCCCACTCCTGAATCATCAGAGGAACCGGAGGAAACCCCTGTTTCCACGCCCGTGCCGTCGCCGTCTCCTACTCTGGCACCTACCCCGGAACCCACGCCAGAGCCGAGCCAGGTAACCACTATTCGGGGACATTCATCGGACACTGTCGTATATGTCAGCACTAGCCATAAGATTCATTCTGTTCCTGACTGTTCCGGGATGAAAAAATACACGGAAATGACGCTGGGCGAAGCAGACTCAAGAGGTTACGAATACTGTTCAAACTGCTGGTGAACAAAAAGAAGGAAGGAATAAAAAATGCCTAACATTCTTGTTACCCAGCCCGCCACGGATTGGGCATCCAATGGCGTAGATATTTTCGTAAACGGTGAAAAAATCGGGGTGATTGGCCCTGGAGAATCAGTTATGGGCAAGAGCGATGGGCCGTATGAGGTAAAGGCGGAGTGTGGCCTTTGCTGGGCAAAATATAGCGGAGATGACGATGTCAAGCTAAATATCATATGGCATCTCAATGCGTCTGAGACGCGGCCAATGGCTATCGAGCCAGGTAAATAAAAATCCGCCCCCGATTACCAGGGGCGGGGCGCTATATAGAATCAGCTTTGCTCAACAGAACTCTCTTTATCCCTAATATATCATTCCGGCTTTTCATAACCCCTTGCTCAACCAAGCGCAGAAAACGCATTGCTTTACTGTATATCTCGGCTTTTAGCTTTTTGTTCCCAACGACATAATGGGTTTCTCCTATGGTAAATGGGGCTTTTATGTAGCTTTCATCTACTGGAAACATATCGCCGATAAGGAAAACCCTCTCTATCGAGGCAATCATTCCAGTGTGGTAATAAATACAATTCCCCTTGCCCCGTTTTGCCTCTTCTCTTTCAATTTTCATTTTATAGTTCTCTGTCTGGCTGCTCATCGGAACAACCCAATATATATCGTCCTTATCTTGGAGCAGAAGATAATAGGGCCTCTTTTCGTTCTTGTTATCCATCCAATATGGTCTTTTAAAATCCTCAAAATATTTGTCTTTCACAGAATAAAGACCATGAACGATAAGATTCCCCATTATTCGCATCTCCTTACACAAAGGAAAAGCCCCCCGCAAAAGCAGAGGGCCTCCTTTTGGTTCGAGCCTGCACTTATACCCCGCAAGCAGGCAAGCGGCCGTCGTAAGCGAGTCGCACTCTTAATAAGCCGCTGGCGACAAGCGGCAGTAGGGTGGGGCACAGATGAGGGAGATGACGGGAAGCGTCATTCTCTTATCAATGGGATAGGTGCACCCTATCCGCATTGTTATTATACCAATTTCAGCACAAAAACGGAACTGTCAATTTTTATGAACTATATTTCACTTTTTTGTTGACCTTTTTACACACCAAGATGTATAAGCGCAATATTTTGTGTTTATAGGAAGGCGCAAACACAATCCGCCTCCGGTGCTGGAACACCGGAGGCGGACAAGGGGCAGAAGCTTTTGTGGACCATCTGCCCCTTTATTCTACCGGAATGAAGAGGAAAAGTCAATGAATTGTATGAAGTGCAAAGCGGTCTTGCCAGAAGGTGCGCTGTATTGCCCGATGTGCGGCAAAAAGCAAGCGCCGGAAAAGCGAAGGGCTTTGAAGCGGGCCAACGGAACTGGGACTGTATATAAGCTCCAGGGCCGCAGGAAACGCCCGTGGGTGGCCGCAAAGAACAAGGTCATAATCGGTTACTATGAAAAAAAGACGGAGGCTATAGAGTCTTTAGAACGCCTTGCCGGGAAAGACCTGACCGAACGGTACAATATGACATTTGCAGAGGTGTTTCGAGGGTGGAGCGAAGAACATTATAAAACCCTGACAAAAAGCGGGATCACTTCTTATGACATAGCCTACAATGTGTTCTCTGCGCTCCACAACAAAAAATTCCGTGATTTGCGCACCTCTGATTTTCAAGCAGAGCTGGATAAAATCAAAGGAAAATCCCACTCCACCATGTCAAAGCACAAGCAGCTTATCACGCAGATGTCTCAATGGGCCATCAGGGAAGAAATCTGCACGACCAACTTTGCAAAATTCGTCCGGTTGCCGGAGAACGTAAAGAAGGAAAAAGAAGTATTCTCCGCCGAAGAAATCAAAAAGCTTGAAGAAGATGGAAGCGAAGCGGCAAGAATCGTCCTCATGCTCCTAGCCACTGGTATGCGAATTGGGGAACTGTTTTCGCTCCCGTTAGAGGATTACCACAAAACGTATGTTATAGGCGGGTCTAAGACGGAGGCAGGAAAAAACCGAGTCATCCCGATCAGGCCGGAGGGTCGGAAGCATTTTGAATACTTCGCCCAGCAAGCAGACGGGGCGTTACTTTTATCGGGGTACACAGGGCAAAAAATATATGCAAACTATCGAGGACGTGATTATTACCCTCTGCTAAAGCGGCTCGGAATTAAAAAGAAAAGTCCTCACGCCACTAGGCATACATACGCATCTAGAGCTGTGAAAGAAGGCATACCACCAGAGATTTTACAAAAAATATTAGGCCACGCCGACTATTCTACTACGGCAAACGTATACACCCATATTGACATCAAAACACTTGTGGAAGCTGTTGACGTTACTAGCTCGTTACTAACAAATAAAAAGCCGAGAGAAAAAGAAAATCCCTAGAACCGTTGCGGCTCTAGGGATTTTTTGGTGGAGACTACAGAACTCGAATCTGTGACCTCTTGCGTGTGAAGCATATCAGGACCATATTTTACGATGGTTGAAAATGGTTTATCCTGATTTTTCAACAGTTTCACGTTCCGTGAAACACTTCCAGACATCAAAGAACAGTTTCGGTTACTAACAAATTACTAGCATTTTATATGCCTTGTAACTTTCTCATCACGCCATTATATACCCGTGGGTTGGCGACATGGAGCGTATCCATTAAATCATCCATGACCTCCCATACGTCCGCCTGCCTGCGTCCGGAAATGGCCCGGATAAACTCACTGTCGCCATATGCCTCAACAGACGTTGAACCGACAGCGGCGGCGGAATAGCTTGCCTCATATACAGGTTCCGCCTCCTTATGGTTCATCTGGTTTCGGATGGTGTAAAGGTTAGCCAGTTTGGCGTATGCCGGATAACTGGATTCCCCGTACTCCAGGCGGGCGATCTCAATGTCAATTTCTTTGGGGTCCAGCATCGGACCACCTCCTTAGACCTTTTCCAGCTGGTCCATGGCCCGGCGCAGAATCTCCTTCTCCCGCTCATTTGCGCCGCCCATCATGTCCTCCATCTGTTCCATCATGCGGTCCTTAGCGCTGTCACGGGAATACACCCGGTCAGGATACATCCGTCCAGCCCGGCTATACCGCCCCATGCTGTCACGCTTACGGCCCCGGTAGCTACTGCCACGGTTGTAGGAACCACGGCCTTCCATTTCCCAGTCGCCGTCCCGGCTGTATCCGTCGTCCTCTTCCAGCATCTCGATTTTATCAATATTCTTGATGGTGTCGGTCAGCTTGTGGGCAGCTTCAAGGTCTCCGGCGGACATCTCCGGCTTCTTGGCAATCTCGTCCAGCTCCATGCAGAGCTTTTCTTTCAGTTCGTGCATATATTCCATGTTGATTCTCCTTCCGTTTATGTGGTAGGCGTGGTGGTCCCGGGAGTCGTCCCATCAATGCTGGCAAGATTGTTGCTGGGAGAGCAGCACGGCTGGCCAAGCATTCGGAACGAACCGCCGGTGGGCGTGGTCACCACACAAACGGAGTAACGGGTGCGGGTACGGATTCCGCAAGCGGTGACCTGGGCGCAGTTGCGCTTCGTGAGCGGGTAAAGGGTCGTGCCCGTTCCAATGGTGACGTACACAGGTGCATTGATCGTGGTCGTGTCGGGGATAGCCTGCGCCACAACAATGCAGTATTTCTCCCCGTTGTTGTATGCTCCGGCGGGTAGATTGATTTCCAAATTTCCGCCAGTAAATGTGACCGCCTGGCTCAATACCAGATTGTCACACAGGCGGCAAACAGGTTTGCAGGACATATAAATACCTCCAAAAAGTCAGAGGCGACAGACGATTAGCCTGCCGCCCCGAAGTAATCACGGCAAAGCCGGAAGATGTAAACAGTTAGCGCAGTTTAGCAGCCGCAGCCACAATTGCCGTAGCTCCCGCAGGAACCATAAGCCGCCTGGCTGGCCCAAGGGTTGCAGGTCAGATAGGCCGGGGTGGGGCAAGGCCGCAGGGTGTTCACAAGGTAATTGTTCTGCGCCTGCTGGCTTGCGGCAAGCTGCAAGCCGAAAATCTGCTGGCTCTGGGCCTGGATTTGGGCATCCTTCGCAGCCATCTCCTGGGAAGTCAGCTTGTCGAGAATCGCCCGCGTGTTGGCGTTGGCGTTTTCCAGCAGGTCGCGGGTGCTCATGTTGATGGTGTTCCGGGTGTCGCAGGACTGGGTGGCGAGGTTGTAGTTGGTGTCGGCAAAACCGCGCTCCACCTGCCGCTGGGTCTGGCAGCAACAGTCGGCAAGCTGTGCCTGGACGGCGTTGTTGCCCTGCATGATCGCCATCTGGGTTGCATTGCCATTGGTCAGGATGGCGGTGTTTACGCCGTTGATCTGCTGGGCGGTGGCATAGAACCCATCACACAGGCCCTGCTGCACGGTGTCCAGCTTCCGCTCCACCTGCGCAAAGTCGGAGGCGAGGACGTAGTTGTCGATGGCACCAGAGCCGGAGGGCGTAGAGCCACCATTTCCGTTGCCACCCCAACCGCCGCGATTCCAACCACCGGCAAAGATGAAGAGGAACAAGATAATGATCCACCAGCTGCCATCATTGCCCCAGCCGTTTCCGTTACCGTTGCCGCTCGTGGAAGAGGCGGGTACAACAGGCATCGTGAAGGGGGTATCAGTTCCGAGAGACATAGTATTGCTCCTTTCTGAATGTTGATATATTGCTAAATCGTGGCCACGATTAAAGCCTTATTTCCCGAGCATCTGCTGAAATGCCCTTGCCATGCCCTGCAATTCGTTGAATTGCGCCTGTGACATCTGGCCGGAGTTCAGAAGCTCCTGCACCTTTGCCTTTGGGTCACCCTGGAAGGTTTTTTGAAACTCGTTGAATTGCTGGATCATGCCCATCACGTTCCCCATAGGGCCAGGGAGATTGCCACCGCCCATTGCGTTGAAAAACGGATTACTCATCTGCTCCAGCCTCCTTTTTGGTTCTGGTGGTCTTAGGTGCGCTCAGAGCGTCCACACGGGCCGCTAGAGCGTCTAACTGCTCACGGGTGGCATACTCTACCGCAGGGGGCTGCGGGGCCTGTGTGGGGCTTACAGGGGCCGCTGTGGCCGTCCTCTCCACTAGGTCGTATATCTTGGTGGTGGGCTTGCCGGATGCGTCAGCTTGCTTGAGGTAGATAACAGGTGCGGTGCTGTCCCACAGGGCAACGGCACTGTTTGGGGCCACCGGGTACTCGAATGCCGCCTGCCCGCCGGGAACCCACACAATCTGGGTGTTGTTCTGCTGCTGGGGTGGTTGTTGCATATTTTGCAACGGTTGGTACTGCCCCGCCCGAAGCTGTGCCAGCTGGTCAGGCATAGGCGGCTGATAAGGTTGGTATGGTGTATAATAAGGCTGATATCCGTATGCCATAGTTAGTCAGTCCTTTCCCAAAAATAGAGTACGATCTCGTTCCCGCTGTCCCAGGAGTCATAAAGCACACAGTCCCGGATACACACCACATGACCAGACAGGGCAAGGATATAGGTCCCATGCGGGTGGCTGTCCGCAAACTCCGCCACGGTCACGTCCTCCGGGGCCAGCTCCCGGCGATAGCCATGCCGCCGCAGATATGCCCCCCATGTGGCGTTAGCTGATGGCATATCCCCCATCAAGCCGCCCTCTACGCAGAGTCCCAGGTAAGTGGTGTACCAGTCCTGGTCCAGCGCCTTAGAAAGCGCTCGAACGGTGCAATCGCCTACGTTACGCCCAGCGGGATTCGGGTTGTAATGCGTCCACATGGCGGTTATGTTCCTCTACGTCTCTCACATACTTCTCCAAGCCCTCGTCATCGCCCTGGAATGTGTACCAGGCGACGGCATCCATTGCGCACTCCGGGTTCATCCCGGTGGCGGTCAGTCTCTCTAAGTAGGTCATATCAAAACACGTCCTTGTCCATAAAAATAAGGAGTCCGCGGGGAGGACTGCGACGTGTACAGCCCTTGTTCCCCACGTCCTCCATGTCTATATTGTCGCATAAAAGAAACCCGCATGGGTGGCATCCATGCGGGAGTTGTGGGGGAGTTATGTGGGATTTGTGGGGGAAATTTATCTTTTGGCATTTTCCCATGTTTACTTTTCTGATGGTTTATATATAATAAGAGTAGAAAGGAGGCGCTATATATGGGAACCGTTTTTGATGCCGCAAAATATATTCTCGAAAAGCGCGGAGCTATGTCCACGATGAAGCTTCAAAAGCTCTGCTATTATTCTCAGGTATGGTCTTTGGTATGGGATGACGCGCCCCTGTTCGATGAAGATTTTGAGGCGTGGGCTAATGGTCCGGTATGCCCGCCTTTGTTCTATCATAGCCAGGGGAAATTTTCTGTTTCTGCCGGCGATATGAAAGGAAACAGTGAAAATTTGAAGCCCGAGCAAAAAAGCACCATTGATACGGTTTTAGACCATTACGGAAATAAAAACGCGCAATGGCTCAGTCAGCTTACTCACATGGAGAGTCCTTGGCAGGATGCCAGAAAGGGCGTCCCGGTAGGAATACCATGCAAAGAAATCATCACAAAGGAAAGTATGGCTATGTACTATGGCGGGCTCTAAGGGGAAGATAAAGTTTGGCGGGAATCCAAAATCGATAATCAAGCAAGGCGGCTCTCCAAAGACTGATATCAGGCAAGGTGGAGATCCAGAAAGTATTATGAGAGAGCATCCATCGTGGCGACTTTCCTCGTGTGATACAGAGCCAAGTGTCAAATGGTCATTTCATGAGGGCCGTCTTTCGCATGAGTTTTGGTCCACGATTTTCCCCAAGTTGCAAGATTTTGAAAGCATGACTTGGAGTGAGATATTGATAGCCGCAAAAAAGCAAAACCACGGCTCAGATATCTCAGAACTGAACAGTCCCGCAAGGAAGCGATTGGGAGAGCTTCAAATAGAAGAAGAAGCCATACATTCGTTAAGGCTGGGCGGGCAGCTTCGGATATACGGCTTTCTGACAGGCCCAGTATACAACATCCTGTGGTATGACGATGACCACGGGGATAATCGTACTTGCGTATACAGGTCACATAAAAAGCACACATAAAAAGGGACCAGCATCTAGCTGGCCCCTTTTCTCATATTCAACTTTCCCGCCACCCGTTTCACTTCCTCGATGATGTACGCCAGATGGTGGGACACTGTTGACCTATCCCACCCCAGTTCCACCGCGATATCCATCTGCGCCCACTTCTCAACGATATATCGCCGTGCGATCAATTCATCATCCCGGTGCAAAGCGGCTTCTCGGATGGCGGTTTCAAGCTCAGAGCGCAAGAGGTCGGCTAACTCCGGTGGCAGCTTTGCTCTTGCGCTCATATGGTCACGTCCTTCAACTTAGTCCAATTTTTGCTAACACAAAAGCGATCACCGCCGCCAGCACCGCCCAAATCGCTTTGTCCACGATAGCTTCCCAGCGCTTTCCAGGCTTCAACGCACACGCTTCCTGCTGGGCAAGGAGTTTTTCAATGTTCTTGTCCATGTTGCTCAACTGCTCGTCCAGCTTTCCGTCCCGTTCTGACTGCTTGTTTTGCCATGCGTAAAAATCAGTATGGAACCTCTTTGAGTCCTCTTTCCACTCTTCCAGCGCCTTGATGCGCCCCTCCAGCTTTGCGGCGGCGGCCTTGCCAATGCAATCTCTTTCAGGGTCTACAATACATTTATCGGGCAACGGTAGCCCTCCCTTCTAGCTAAATGGGTGGTGAAGCGGTATAAGTGTCAGGCTGAAAACCCTTTGCTTTTGCGGCCTCATAGGTAATGCCGCCCTCCTTGTGGTCGCTCTTAGCCATGTTGAGGTAAAACGAGCAAACCACCCCATGAGCGGTCCAGGGCAGGCCCACCATAGCCGACAGCCACGGCAGGGACCCGGTATAGCCCCGGTAGATGCAGTAGGCGGCCAGGGCCAGCCCGCCCAGCGTGACCACCCACAAAAGCAGGCGGATGTCCGCTACCAGCCGCTTGGAGAATGACCGCTTACCCATGCTGCCGCTCCATGACCTGGGCCAACTGCTCACGGGTCAAGAAGTCCTGCCACATGGCGTTGCCGTTCTGGTCGCCCTGGAATACGCCGTTGGCCAACGCCCAGTCTCTGGCCTGCTGGGACCAGTCGGAGCCTGGCTGCTCCCGCAGCTCCTTCCGGTACTGCTCCATGTATTCCTTCCACTTTTCGTAGGTCATGTTTTCATCCTCCATTTCCTCCGCCACATCTTTGCGGAAATCATCCATGCTCTTTCCAAACCGGGGAAACCAGTGTTCCACGTCCCCGTGATTGCTGGCAATGCCTAACCTTGCCCCCTCCGCATGGCAGATCACCACGCCGTCCTCCAGGGGGTTCAGCCCGTACATCTCACACAGATAGGCCGTCAGCTCCACCGCCTCCCGGTAGACGGCGGCGAAATACTCCGGGTCTGTCAAGTCGTCCTCGCAGATCTCAAAGGAGATGTGGGTGCTGTTTGCGTCGTCCCCGCAGTGCCAGCCCCGCATATTCCAGGGAAGGGTCTGATAGGTGGCAATCGTGCCGTCTGCCAGCAGCCCGATAAAGGCGTGAACACAGGCCCCCACGCCGGGGCGGTTCCAGTGGTTGTTGTTCTGGTTCACGCCCAAAAGGCCGTCGTCCGGGCCGACATAGCGTTTCAGGTTCGGGTTTTCCGACCCGGTACTGTGGATCATGATCCCCTTGGGCGTGATGTACTTTCCCCGCTTGTAGCAATCATTCTCCGTCAGATAGAGTTGGTGCAGGTTCATGCTATCCCTCCCCGTCTAGTGCATTCTGTACCTTCTGGCTCTGGGTGCCGAAATAAAAGGCAATGATGACGGCGTAGATGGTCATAAAATCCTGAGAGATCTGATTGGTACACGCCATGTAGGCGAATACCGCTGTCAAGACCAGGGTGACAATGCTCTTTACACTAAACAACGTGGAGATGCGCTTCCAAATATCTTGCTTCATTCAATTACCTCCCACGCCTCCGGGTAATCCTCGGGGCTGAAATTGGTATCGCTCACACACTTGTATGTCCGGCCGTCCGTCCACACCATGTACTCCCCGGATTTGTACATGTCCTCCGCCATCGTCGGCTCCACCCAGCTAAGGGCGGTTTCCGGGGTTGTCCCGTGGAAGGGAATCCAGAACGTCCGCCACGCCTCCCCATCCGGCGTGATGTCCGGGTAGGTCTCCGTATCATGTGCTTGACGGCATTTCCAGGGCTGGCCCAGGGCAAGCCGGATGTTTCCTACCTCGTATGTCCCTTCCGTCCAGTCGGGGTACAGGGCGGCCACAGTGATCGTCTCGTCGGCGGTGAGGCTCATGGTCATCACTGACATGGAGGCCAGTTTGACGGATGCGTCCATCTGAGCCTGTGTGGCGTGCCACACGGGTTCCGGCTCCGGCTGGGGTTCCGGTTCCGGGGCGTTGGTCAGGGTCAGGATGGTGCCGTTGTATACCGTCCGCTCATACCCTGCCGCGTCATCCGCGCAAAGTAAAAATCCATCATCCCGGTACATAGAGATCAGCCCGCTCACATTAACGGGTTCCGGCGTGACGGAAAGATACTTGACGGTATCTCCGGTCAGAATGCGCCGGGAAACGGTGTGTTTCGTGCCGTTTATCATTAAGTACATATTGTCACGCTCCCAAGAATGTTATGATTGCCGCGCCTGGGTTGCCAGCACTGCCAGCATATGCGCCGTTTCCACCGAGTCCGCCGTTTCCATATGTCTGGCTGGGGTTATTCTTGTTGCCAACTCCACCAGGACCAGAGTAATTAAGTCCTCCTCCACTCCCGTCTGTCGCTAAACTGCCAGAGGCAGCTCCCCCCGCATAACTGGACTGAACATATCCTCCGCCGCCGCCGTTTACTTGGAGTTCTCCAAATAGGGTTTTCTCACCCGAACTACCATCTGATCCGGCCCAGCCAAACTGAGGCGAACCAGATCCGGCGGACCCTCCGACCCCAATTCCTGTCTCTTATACACATCTCCGAGCCCACGAGACATGCGCAGATCTCG